TGCGCTGCTCAAGAAGCATTCTTACTGCGCGTTCGCGTAACTCAGGTGGGTAGCGATTTGATGACATAAGGATCTCCTTTTAACTCATAGTGTAGTCTCCAGGATTACCGGGGCGGTTCAGGAAGCGCACTTCGTCTTTAAAGACAAAGACGGTGCTCTGGCGGTACTGGCGCTGATGTTCCAGGAAGGCAAAGCTAACCCGCAACTGGCGCAGGCTTGGCAGCAAATGCCAGCTCAGGTTGATCAGACCGCGGTATTGACCAAACCGGTGGATATCAAGGCGCTGTTGCCTAAAGAGTTCAACTTCTACCGCTTCAGTGGTTCACTAACCACGCCGCCTTGCTCTGAAGGTGTAACCTGGATGGTGCTGGATCATCCTGTAAGCGCTTCTGCCGAGCAGATCGGTCAATTCCGTTCAGTTGTCCACCATGCCAACAATCGTCCGGTACAGCCGCTGAATGGCCGCGTTATCGTCGATTAATATCTAAGGCATGCTCACCGCTGCCCCCTCTGGGGAGGCGGTGGGCCGCTAAAACGATTCAGTCATAGATTTCCGATAGGAATCTTTAACGCTTTATCAAAGTATTACCCTGATAATTCTGCTGTACACCTGATGTTGCATGCTTAAATTCGCACCGTTTAAAGATAAAATCCTGTTGTGCCGGGAATATTTTACTGCACACAAATTAAGCACAATACGTCAAGCCATTGTTAAATAACTATAATATTTTTATAAATCGCTGTGAGTCGCATTTTCATTGGTAAATAGCCGTAAATTGGTCAAAGTTTGGCCTTTCATCTCAGCGAAAAAATGCGTAATATACGCGCCCTTGCGGACACAGTATGGTCAGTCTTTGTCTATGCGCATTGGAAACCACCAGTTAACAAATTGCTTGATTGCGGCACCGATGGCCGGGATCACCGATCGCCCGTTCAGAACCTTATGTCATGCAATGGGTGCTGGGATGGCTGTATCCGAAATGCTCTCCTCCAATCCGGAGGTGTGGCGCACGGATAAGTCACGTCTGCGTATGGTACATAGCGATGAACCAGGGATCCGTTCCGTGCAGATTGCCGGATGTGATCCTGATGATATGGCTGCCGCGGCGCGCATTAATGTGGCCAGCGGCGCACAGATCATCGATATCAATATGGGATGCCCGGCCAAGAAAGTGAACCGGAAGCTTGCAGGGTCTGCGCTGTTGCAGTACCCGGATCTGGTTAAACAGATCCTCCTCGCGGTGGTTAACGCGGTGGATGTGCCGGTAACACTTAAGATTCGTACCGGCTGGGCACCAGAACACCGTAACTGTGTAGAGATTGCCCAACTGGCCGAAGACTGTGGTACACAGGCCCTGACTATTCATGGCCGAACCCGTGCCTGCCTGTTTAACGGCGACGCGGAGTACAACAGCATTCGGGCAGTTAAGCAGAGTGTTTCCATTCCGATTATCGCGAATGGCGACATTACTGACCCGCATAAAGCCAGAGCAGTGCTTGACTACACCGGGGCCGATGCCCTGATGATAGGCCGTGCTGCTCAGGGGAGACCCTGGATCTTCCGGGAAATCCAGCATTATCTGGACACAGGGGAGCTGCTGCCACCGATGCCACTGGGCGAAGTGAAGCGCTTGTTGATAGAGCATATTCGGGAATTGCACGGCTTTTACGGCCAAGGCAAGGGATTCCGGATTGCTCGTAAGCACGTATCCTGGTACCTACAGGAGCACGCCCCAAATGACCAGTTTCGGCGCACATTCAACGCCATAGAGGATGCCAGCGAACAACTGGAGGCGTTGGAGGCATATTTCGAAAATCTAGCGTAAAAAAAGAGCTGACAGAACTATGTTCGAACAACGCGTAAATTCTGACGTACTGACTGTTTCAACCGTGAACTCACAGGATCAAGTGACTCAAAAGCCTCTGCGTGACTCGGTTAAGCAAGCACTGAAGAACTATTTTGCTCAACTGAATGGTCAGGATGTGAGTGACCTGTATGAGCTGGTATTGGCTGAAGTTGAACAGCCATTGTTGGACATGGTGATGCAATACACCCGTGGCAACCAGACCCGTGCAGCCCTGATGATGGGTATCAACCGCGGTACGCTGCGCAAGAAATTGAAAAAATACGGCATGAACTGATACTAATCAGTTAACGTATTGATAAAAGGCGCTTTTCCTCATTTAGGTAAGCGCCTTTTTCTTTAAAATGACTACACCATAGACTACACCGTCATCTGAACGGTATTAGCCATCAATGAACAAACCCCGCCAGCGATCTTTGTCTTATTGGCTTATGTGGCTTGCTGTAACCTGATACCCATTCCAGTATGCAGTCCTGCCATTAACGGTAATCGTCTGGCCGAACTGGTAAAGCATTAACTCCAGCGCTAACAGATCGAAGGCAATCACACGTAACGGGTAGGCACTGCGCCTATCGCTCAATGCGAGAATTGTCGCTACAGCCATAACCTTACCTGTACGACTCTGTACCCGCTTAGGGCCTTTGGTTATCTTTCCTGTCACTGTCGCCATTGTTAAATACCATTGAACTCCGCTAGGCGCTGCTGCTGTTCTTCGCTCAGGTCGAAGGCAAATTCTTCATGCTGTAGCTGATAGGTGCCGAAGCTCATCAGGAAGGCGACAGCAGGGTCTATTTTGTTGGCCGCCTTCTTCTTGTTCGGCTTGATATTGGCGTTGGCGTCGGTTTCCATCACCACGTTAGCCATTGCCCAGGCCAGCACCGGATCGCCGTTGTGCTGTATCACCCTGCGGTTAACAAACACTTCCGCCGATTTCGCCACCGGGCTGAATTTCACATAGGTTTGCTGGAACGGCTCCACATCGAGGCCAGCCCCTTGAAGTTGGGTGCGGATCTGCGTGGCGTTCCAGGTATCGAAGCCCACCAGCTCGATGTTGAAGCGCTCGGCATCGGCCAGCACATCATCACGGATGCGGTCATAATCGATGCAATCCCCCGGCGTGGTGCGTAACCAGCCCTGTTTCACCCACTGGCGGTACAAGGTGCGGTTCTTATTGGCCGGGTTCTGCAATTGGGCTTCAGGGATATAGTGGCGCGTCAGTAGGCGCACACGGCGCTCCAGCGGGAAGGTATAACAAACGCTGGTAATGTCACTGGTGGAAGAGAGATCCATACCGGCGTAACACGTCAGCCCTTCCAGGTCGGCTTCGGTATAGTCGGCGGCGCAGGCTTTCCAGGCTCCTTCCCCCATCCACGGCGTTGCACCCTGGCACCAGATATTGAAACGCTTGGTCAGCATTTCTACCCACTGCGAGGGAATGCCGCGGGCCTTCTGGATGGTATCGGCCAGCGCGGCCACATCGACGGACACCGACAGGTTAGGATTGGCTTTCACCCACTGCGACGGGTCGTCCACTTCGGTTTCGTCGTCCAGTTCGTAGATCAGCGCGAACAGGGATTCATTCTCTTCTTCCCCGGCCAATATCTGGCAGCAATAATCATAGTGTTGCTTGCAGGCCGATACGATGTTGCTACCGGCTGTCGTGATGGCAAACAGAATGCCTTCAGGGCGTGCCCCCATCCCCAGCTCAAGCGCGGAGTAAACGCCGTTATCCGGGTGCAGGTGGTATTCATCGACCACCGCCAGGCTGGGGTTAGTCCCTTCAATGGTTGAAGCTCTGGCCGCCAGCGGCTTTAACAGGCTGTTGGATTTGGCGTAAATCAGCTTGTGCTGCTGGATAGCCACCCGTTTGCGCAGCGGTTTGGAGAGCAGGCACATCTGCCTCGCATCATCAAAAACGATACGGGCCTGATCCCGGCTCACGGCGGCGGTGTAAATGTCCTGCTGGCCTTGCTCCATCACCAGAAACCAGTTAGCCAGCATCGCGGCGACCGTGGATTTGGCGTTCTTACGCGGTACCTGAATGTAGGCGCTACGGTACTTGCGGCGACCGGTAGCCGCCACCTTGAAGCCCAACAGGTTGGCAAAGGCAAATTGCTGCCAGGGTTCAAGCGCTATCGGTTTGCCACGTAACGGGCCTTTGACGTGCGGGCAGAGGCGAGAAAAAGCGATAAAACGCTCTACAGTGGCCGTATCGAACACGTAAAGGGGGTTGTTAAGGGTGGAAAAGTAGCGGTTTACGGCCTGTTTTAGCCGCTTACACGCCGGTATTTCACCGCTTTTTATCGCTTCTGCGTATTCATCCCAGGCGGTCAAGTTCGTCTTCCTCGTCAATTTCTACCGGATTACGGCGGCGGGATACCGGATCAAAGCCCAGCAGGGAAGACATTTTGATCATAATTTTTTCGGCGTCCGATTTGGCCTTCAGCGCGGGGTTGGTGGTGGTGGCACCGCGTGAACCTTCAACCGAAAAACCACGGGCCGCAAGGTCTGCCACGGCACGGCGGTACATCGAGTAGTTGAGGCAATACAATTCCAGGTTGCGCCAATCGGCATCAATTAAATCGCCGCGTTCCATCATTTGCTTGGCTCTCGCTTTCCACTCTGCGGTGGCGATCTCGTCAAAATAAGCGGGAGGCTTGGGCGGTCTTGCCATAACGTTTCTGTTTCCTGTGCCTTACTGCTGTGAAAAAAAATGCCGCGCGTAAAAATTTGAGGAGGCGGGTGGTTCCAGCGGTGAGGGGCTTTGTCCTGAAAACGCCCCCCACCCGGCCAGAGCGGCCCGCTATCGGTTCCTGAATGCCTCGGCAAGCTCACGGTCACGCTGTGATAGGCGCTTGCCTGTGGCCTGTTCGGGTGGCTTGCCGTGGCGCTTGATAAACCCGTCACGGCTACGCTCCAAGCCTCTAACCAACTGATTAATCTCTTCTTCACGCATTTTTGTTGTCCTCGTATATCCAGTCGTTGCGATGGCTGGCGGCTTCTTCCTGTTCGCGGAACTTACCGGCCTTGCGTTGCTGCTTGGTGATCGGGTCTTGTGTGGTGGTCTTGCGGCTGTGATGGCTGACGCATAACCCCTGATGATTGCTGGCAGGCCAGAACAGCACATCGCCTTCACCCTCGATCGGGATGATGTGATCAACTATCTTGGCCGGGGTATAACGCCCTTCCTTCTCGCACATCACGCAGAGCGGGTGAGCCTTGAGATAGAGCAGGCGATACTTACCCCAGCGGTTGGAGTAGCCGCGCTCGGTACGGGTGCCACGGCTGGCGGTCAGAGTGGCGTTAGCTTGGCGCTTGTGCTCAGGGCAACGGCCAGACTTCACGCGATTGCGGCAACCTGGATAGGTGCAGCGCTTCAGGGGATGAAAGGGCATCAGTACACCCCCGGATCACGGTACACACTCCACAGGTGGGAGATGGTCAGCGGTACCTCTTCGAACGTTACAGCGGAAATCATTTCCCGGTTTTCATAGAGCATGCTGATATACAACAGGCATCCCACCTTAATGGCCGGGTTAAACGCCAGATCATCGCCAAAGCGCTTACCGATGTGTTTCTGGCAGACTTCCAACGATGCAGCGATATAACCCAAAAGCAGGTCGTCTTCATCCTCAAAATCATCATCAATACGGCAGTGTATCTTTGCCTCTTTCAAGCTGATTAATTCAGTCATTTTCTTTACCGCCTTTCACCTCAACCGTTTGTTTCCAAGCCTGGCTAAACTCTTCACCGCCTTCGCGTGGCGACATCCCTTCACGTTCGCGGGCTTCGTTCGGACACATCACGCCAGACTTAATCGCCGTCTCGTAACTCTTGAAGTGATCCTGCGGATTGGCGCGCAACAGGTCGGTGGTGTCGAACTCCACCAGGTAACGGGAACCGGAAGACGGGGAAACCAACAGCAAGGCAGCTTTAAGTTGCTGCTCAAAGTTGGTCAACCAGGGGCGCATCGTCATGGCGTGGAAAGCGCGGCTGGCTTCGCTGAAGTTGCTGTAAGTGCTGTTGGAATACTCTTGCAGGAAGATCGGGCTGATATTGAAGATCCGGGCAACGTCTTCAATGGTGAAGCGGCGAGAGGCCAACCATTCAGCATCCTGATTGCTCATGCCTAATTGCTGGTAATCCATGCCCCCTTCAAGAATGGGCGTTTTACCGGCATTCTTGGCCCCTTTGTAACGTTCTAGCGCCTCCATCGCTTTTGCGCCTTTGATGCTGTCGAACCATTCACCTGATTTGATGATGCCTGCGGCCATCAGGCCATCGCGCATGATGCTGGCACCGTGGCGCTGTTGGGC